TCAGACATGGTTTAGTGGATAACAATAGAAACGCGACCAACACCAGGAGAGGTGACTTTCACATCACCATACTTAAATTGCTCCTTAGGGGTGATCTTTACAGGAGCCTCCTCAACTTCACTGGGAGGGTTGGGCTGGTTGTTGTTGTTGGCCGGTTGCTTGCGCGGCTGTGTTGACGACATTTTGAAGTGCTTCGATAGAATCAGGGTTTTTGGTTGGATCCATCATAGGAGCCTTAGCAAGTTGGCCTGCTTGTCCAACAAGACTGGTGGACATATTAAGTTGCATGGCCTTCTGCTGTTCTTGTTGACGCATCTCTGCGGTCTTAACAAGCTTGAGGGTATCAATACCTTGAGCAGCAGCAAGACGTTTAACGGCTTCCTCTGGATCAATGTATTGAGCCATTGCTTCGGGACCCAGTGCTTGAGAGATTGTTTGTAGGAACATCATGAGAGACTCACGGTCTTGCCCACGTCCAATGCCCTCAAGGCCAGCAATGATGGTCGGGAATACAATACCCTTAGGTAGTTGTGGAAGTTCTTTGGTGCGTTGAAGGGTGAAGAGTTTCCGTTGGAGGTACGGGCGAACCAGTTCTACGGTAAGGTTACCATAGATTCCTCCAAGTTGCTCATTGAGTTCCTGCTGGGTAGCACGGATCTCTTCTGCGGTAGTACGTTCCGACTGCCTCACCGAGAGGATGAGAAACGCCTCTGACAGCCGCTGGGTTAGCGATTGGATCATCTGATAGGCAGAGGAGAAGTCGGCCTGCTTGCTCACTTGAACAGCAGTCACGTCTTCAGCACGGCCCTGAATGATTGCCCCATTGCCTGCCTTAGCAAGCGTAGAAGGCTTCACAGTAGCGGCAGGGCTAACAAGGAACACTACCTTAGCAGCGGCAGCAGAACCCTCAACCATGGCTTGCATGAGCCCCTCAAGGGACCTTAGATCACCAAGGTACTCTTCAATGCGGCCCCGTCCATAGTCTTCCCCATCAACCACATTAAAGCGGAGAGGAAGCCAAGGGGTTGTATTCTTTGGAGCCTTACCAAAGGAATCAGGAAGAACCTTACCTTCGACTTCTTGACGCCAACGCCATTGTCCATCCTTGAGTTTAGCCCAAGTATAAACAGCGACCTCATTCTCACCAACGGTAACATCAACACTAGGGGCACTAGTATTATCAGCTACATCATTGACATTCCTGATTGCTTCTGTTTGAAACTCAGCAGGAAGGAATTGACGGTCAATTGATTCAACAGTAACGACCTCGGTGGGATTACCCTCTCCATCACGGACGACCACAAAACGGTCAAGAGGATAAAGTTTTACACCACTTGAACCCATGTATACCAGAGCATTTCCGGTTACAATCAAGTGCTTCATTGCCTGATGAAGGATAACTCGATCCTGTGATTCGGCAATGTTTTGCATGACCACCCGTTCCATTTTGGAAAGGGAAAGATCAATCTCTGATTTAACAGCAGCACTCAAACTGGGGTCCAAGCTAAGCTTACCATCATTAATCTGAAGCTTGAAGAAAGTTGCGTTCACAGGGAACAAACTTAGCATCAGCTTAGATGCCATGACGTTAACGCCTTTAGCGCCCATGGATTGCCAGGGGGTGGGCAGCTTCTGTCCATTAACAACCCCAGTAGGAGTCAAAAGATAAGGAACAGAAAGTGCCGCACAATCCCTAGCAGTATCGAGAAAGATCGTTCTGTCGCTTGCCAGCTTTGCGTAACGACTTGCGGCAGATTGATTTTCCATTTGTTATTTACCAATACTAAGATTAGAAATGTTAGGCATAGCACCACCCGTGCTCAAGGGAATCGTAAGGTTAGAAGTTCCCTTACTAGCCTGTTGCAAAGAGGCTCGTTTGGAGGGGATCTTAATGGTGGTAGGCTGAGCATTAGGCCCAATCACAGACTCAGGGGGCGGGGGCGGCGGCTCAGGCGGGGGCGGAATTTTAGGAGCAAGGCACATGATAATTAAAGCTTACGTTTGGATTTAAGAAAGCGAATCACTTCAATCACACCAGCCATACGTCCAGCTTCCCACGGTTTCATTTCGTGGTCTGGATAGTTGTCTGGATACATACGATCAAGTTCTTCGATAAGAGTGTTGAGATCAATCCTCCCACCAATAACACTGGTGAGGGGAATGGTTTCGGTGTCGAAGTAGGCGTCAGCCATATTGTGGAAGGTCGTTGTTTGCTGCCTCAAAGAAGGCAGGCATACGTGCGCGTTGAGTATCTTTTAGTCCAGGGGCTTTACCCTTTTCATACAGGGAATCTGATTGAGCCAACCAGAAATCCTTATCAAGATACTTGCTTTCAGATTTACCAAGCCCATCTACTACCCATCCCACAGTCGCTCTGCGAAGTCGATTGAGGCTTGATGTGGACTTGAGGCCCAACTCGGAGCAGACCATCGAGTGGATTGCGACATGCGTCTGTTCATCTCGGCTAATGTCGGCTGCTGTGGTACGGATTCCGATGTCTCCATTGAATCTGAAGAACGGGAGGATGACGAAGAAGACACTGCGTTCAAGGATAGCGGCTTTTAGGAGGGGATGTTCAGGGGCATCCAGCCACGCCTTAAGAATATGTTTGGCTTCAGATTCAAACTTTTCATTTGAACCATGAGCAGCCACTACATAGTTAAGGGCTTGATCATGCCTCTCTTCATCCATTTGATTAGACATCAAGGCTTCCCTAACACCAGGAGTATTAGGAAGTTCCTTGTCGAGTCCCTGTTGTAGGAACTCTCGCACCGGCAATTCAAGATGACGTAGACCAAGGGCACGATAAATCGCATCCTCAGCTCCATCAACGAGTTTCCCCTTTTGAACAGCAACCGGAGTCCATTTACGTTTACGAGAAATTACCTGATCATAGGGGGAAAGAGTTGCGTTCATTATTCTCCGCAGGGAATACAAATGTTATCGTCGGTTGGTGTGGAAACTGGACAGCCACAATCTTCCTTTTCAAAGGAGAAGAGATCCTTAAAGTCATCATCAAGCGCAGCAAGGGCATCATCCTTTGCTTGAGTGTCGGGCATGACCTGAAGAGCGTAGTAAAGGGAAGTTTGAGAGGATGCCATCCATTCCCTTAGAAATTCACGATCATACGTCACCACATCAGACCAGCTATTAAAGGAGTACCCATGAAATAGCATTGTGGATCGGAACAAAGTAACAATCCCATCAACCACCTTACGGTAGTCGTGCCACCCTACTTCCGATGCGATTTCGCAGTCAGGCGGGTACGCAAATGATTGAACTCCAAACGTCCCAGAATCGCGGTCAACGTGGCGGCTAATAGGAGGAGCCAACTCAGGAGTGGTAGTGTAGCCCCGAAGATCAATGTTATTGTAACTACAAGAAGCGGTAGGAGCAATGGCAAAGGCCCTAGACATGCCCGCTTGACGTGCAATTTGAGCGGCAATCTCAATCGACTTGGCAAGCTCCGAGACGAGGATGTATGCCGGTGTATACGCTGGTTGGTGTGAGTGGTAAGCATCCAGGGCTTCTCCAAATTCTTTGTAGGTTACTTTGTTCTGACAAAGGAAATTAGCCAGCCCAAGTACACCCAGTCCAACCTGCTTATCAATTTCTGGAGATAGGTATTCCCCTGTTTCCCCCACCCCAGTACGGGCATGAAGATTAACAAGAGAAGTCATCCCCTCTACGAAAGCAGGGGTGAGATCTTCAAGCTTACAAGCACCCAAATTGACGTGCTGAAGTAGACAAGTCCCACGGCTAGGAAGATAAACTTCAAGGCAGACATTTCCATAGATACGATTACCTTCCGCGTCGTAGCGAATCTTGTTAAGCCAAATGTCACCCTTCTTAATTCCTTCAAGGGTAGCATCAATCAACTCGGGTGGAGCAGATGTAAGGAACCCAGGGTCCACGTTGAGGCATCGCTTTACCCACGATAGTTCTGTGCGTGAAGCTTTGATGAATTCAATAGCATCAGGATGGGTGTAATCAAGGTGGCACACAACGGCACCATTCTTATAAACACCACCCCTACGTAGAGTCTCATTCAAGACGGAGTAGATTTTGGCGAATGACACAGGGCCTGACGCCATGAGTCCTCTTCCATTCTCGCTGCCTCGTTCACGGAGTTTAGATAGGTGTACAGCGACTCCAGCTCCGTTGCGGAGAGCGTGCGAGACAAACCTCCAAGAGGCTTCGATTCCTTCTGGTCCTTCCATGCTGTCCTCAACAACGAAGACGGTACAGGAGACGGGCAGGCGGGACTCAGGGTTGTCGATCCAGTTTTGAACACGTCCGGTACGGGCAATGGTGTTTGGGGTGTCTCCAAGGTCAGCGAAGGCAGTCATACGAGGTCGTCAAGGAAGGGTGGTTGGTAGTTGGGCCCCTTGAGTATCTTACCATCTTCGCGGCGGAGGGGCTTCCCGTCCACGAACTTGCTCATGTTGGATTCAAACACACGCTTGAGGGCGATGTCCAGGTTCCAGTTGCGAGCAACAGCATATTGGTAGCAAACAAAAACAAGATCAGCTAACTCCTTCAGGGTGTGGATCTGATCCTCAAATGTATCCTCATTGATGTGAGCCTCAAGCAATTCATTAAATTCCTCTCGTATGAGAGTCATTTGCATCTCTTGAACCATCTCATCATCTGGATCAATGGATTGTTCAGCAGTAAGTCGGAAGACAAACGCTTGCTCCATTAGATACTTAGGAGTTGTTGTCATTGGTGGTTAGTGCTTTAATTTTGCGGTCAACGTAGGCTTTGACTTTAAGCCAGTCATCGATCTCAGACTCCTGATCTTTGTGGCCAGCACGGCAGATATACTTAATGACATTGCCAGCCAGAAAATCCAGCTGCTGATCCACAATAAAATCCCAAACCTGGATACGTCCACGCTGATAGTGCTTGGGGTCATACTTAGTCACGGAAGAATTCTCTGTAGGCTGGGTTGTTTCGGATTCCTCGGAGCTGCTGGTCCCGTAGAAATCGTCCCACTGGTCCCGGTCGTAGCGATTGTTTGTCATACCAAAGTCGGATTCTAAATACTCCTTGATAGATACGTAGTCTGCTGTTGATAAACTGTTCACTTATCTTTAACTTAAGATAGTACGGAAGGTTAGGTTCAAGGATATAGATGATGGCCAGCAGTAAGCCAATGTCTAATCCGATGTAGGTGGGGTCCATAGAATAGGTTCCTTCGTTGTTGAGTTGTACTCTCCAGGCCGAAGGATCCGTGCCAATCGAGCATTACGGATGGCGTCTTCCTCAGTCAGCCCTGCCTTGATGTAGCTGGCCAAGATTGCTTCCCATGGATCCTTAGCATCATCAAGGATCTTCTTTGCTCCAACACCACCGATACCAGGAACACCTTTGTACCCATCCACAGGATCTCCTGTAAGACATTGGGTCCAGAACCAATAGTCAGCTTCCTCAGGAGTTACATCAAACTCCTTCTCGCCATTAAACAGGCGGCAGGAGATCTGTTTCATATCCTTGTCAGGAGAGACAAGAACGAACTCACGAGGATCAAGATGACACTCCAAACCAAGAGCATCATCAGCTTCAATGTTCTTGTAGCGAACTACCTTATAATGTTTAGAGCACCAGTCTAGGAGTCTCCGGTAGCCCACAGGTTTCCTTTTAGTGCGTTTTCCCTTGTAGTCGGGACATACAGTCTTACGGAAGTTGTTGGTGTCTGAGAAGTAGAGCGTGACCCAATCGGTGTCGAACCGTGATCGGAGGTTGTTGAGTTCTCCTTCAAAGATGTCAAGGACAACTCGGAAGTTACTAGCGATGGTGATGAGGTCATCGCCCCAATCAAGTTCAGTTTCAGCCGATTGACAAGCGCGGTAAGCATAGAAGTCAGCGTCAACACGTAATTGGAGATCAGTGGCAGTCCGCCCACGAGAGGCCGCTTTTTGCTTCAGAGGCGAGGGGGACTTTGAGGTTGTAGTATTCGCCCGCTTGGACGATTGACCATTCAAGTTGGAATTTGAAGTCATTGACTAGGTGTGGTTGAACAGCAAGTTGAATTTCATCGTGGATCCATCCAAGCCATTGGTAATCAATGCCCCATTGGTATCCCATTTCGTTGATCGTATTGTAGGTGATGACGTTCCATCGCTTACAAACAATCGCCCCAGCACTTTGGAGAAGGTAGTTAAGAGCAGCATGTTTCTTCCCTTGGAGCAGGATGGGACGCCCATCAAGACCCTTGAGAACATCAGTGGCTGACTTCTTATTGACCATGTTGAGAAGATCCTCAAGCCCAGGAATTGCTTCAAGGAACTTAGCACGGATCTCCTTCCCCAGTGCTGCCGCCTTCTTATCATCAAGGGACTTGTCCAATGACACCCCGATCTTCTTGTCAGAGGCCCCATAGATGAAGGCATACGTCAGGGTTTTAACGTCCTTGCGTGAGCAGCCAACTCGATCAGCATTCTGTTGATGAATGTCCCCATTGACAACAACGTCAGCAAAAGACCCTCCATCGAAATAAGAAAGATAATGACCGAGCATACGAAGCTCCAAGCCAGAAGCATCCGCACCCACCTGAGCCATGCCTTGACCCGGTAGAAACAACTTACGGCAGCGCGGATCACTGCTCGTTTGTCCAAGATTGGGACGTGAGTGTGCATTACGACCTGTGTTAGTTGCGAGTTGACATACGTGGTGGATACGTCCCTCCTTAGTGACTACCTTGAGCCAGGCATTGGCACCATCAGAGAGCTGTCCAAGGGCTTTCTGTAGTTCAAGGATACGGGCAAAAATCTTAGCTTCTTCCGTATCAATACCCATCAATACTCCTTCATCAATCTTGGGGCGGCCACTGTCGGTAAATACCTCAGGTTGCCATCCCCTCCACGTCATGAAGGCCCAGCCAATGTGATCACGGCTTGTTGGATTGAACTCCTTGAGCTTTGTAAATGGAGCATCCTTGATGTAACCACGTGTTGCGTTGGGACGTTTGGGTGTCATCTGTCCCCCATCAACATACGGAAAGGTTTCCCGCATTTGATCTGCTAGTTGATCCATCTCTGTTCGGAGAGTGGCTTCTAACTTTTGAGCAGCAACAACATCGAAGGGCCAGCCAGATACTTCCTGCTTAGCCATGATTGTGGCCAAGTCATGCTCCAACCGTATGGAGTCTTCGTATCGTGTGAGGCGATCCTTTTGCCCCATCAATTGAAAGAGAGAATCACAGACGTGAACATCCTGCTCACAGTAATCCTCCATTTCTTGGGACCAATCAGCCCAGTCCGTGGTCTTTCCAAACTCGCCTTTGTAATCGCCAAGGCGGTAACCCCACGACTCCAGGGAATGTCTACCGTATAGTTTTGCGGGCATTCCAATGGGCTTTTTGCGGAAGTCCCGATGTAGGATATCCGGATAGAACATCCTGCTGAGGATCAGAGTGTCGAATAGGGCGGCTTTGGTTTGGAAGAACGGGTAGATTTGCTGTATAACTGGTATGTCAAAGCCAACAATATTATGGCCGATGAGAACATCAGCCTCTTGGAGAAGGGTAATACCATTGGTTACAGAATTAGAAGAACCTGTGTCGTTAAAGCGAAACACCTCTCCAGTGTCAATGTCTTTGGCGACAATACAGTGGATACAGTCAAGCCCCTGACGGGGCAGGCCGTTGGTTTCAATGTCAAAGAGTAGTCGCATTAGGACCAATTGCCGGGTTCTTCCCGGTCGAGAAGTTCTTGTGTCTTAGCGGATGGTGTGCCACATTCTTCGCAGAACCAGCCACCAGGAATCATTTCACTGTAAATAAAAACGTTCCATCCACACGTAATACAAACCTCATCAGAATCCACATTCATAGTCATCGTCATTGTTTTGGGTGGTGGGCTTGAAGGCAGTGGTGAGGTCTTCGGTCATTCTACCAGTAGATCCGTTAAAAGCAATGGTTCCAGCCTGTCCAGTTTGCCCGTTGAACCGGTTCTTAAGGACTCGAATGTTGGCCATGTTGTCCCCTGCGGATAGATTCCTTTCAAGGGCAATCACCATGTCAGAAAGTTGCACGATGCTGTGGGATCCCCGTAGCTGCCCAAGGCTGACCTGTTGGCCGTCCTCGTGCCCCTTGTCGCCTTGTGGGCGCTTTAGGTGGCTGATCAGGAGCATTCCAATGCCAGTCTCCTCCACAAAGGAACGGAGCTTAGTCATGGTCACATCAATGAGCTTACGTTCGTCATGGCTCTCATTGCCGGACATAAGAATAGATAGGTGGTCCAGAATAATCCAACCAACCTCCTTGGCAAGGGCCATAAAACGACAATCGCTAAGAATGCTGTCAGGATCCACAGACCCAAAGCCATCACGTAGATATACTGAGCCGGTGCCAAGAGAAGCATCAAAAGCCCTTTTAAGATCTTCCTCAGGCAGTTCATTGTTGAGATGAAGGGGTTTGTTTGCCTTAACGGACATGAGCCGTAGCGCAGTACGTTGAAGACTTTCCTCAAGGGCAATATACCCAACCTTCTCGCCTTGATCGACAAGTGATTGAGCTATCTCACCGCAGAAGGTCGATTTACCCACCCCTGATCCGGCTGTGATCGTGACCAGTTCGCCCCTTCTAAGACCACTAGTGAGGCCGTCAAGAGCAGTAAAGGGCCAATTAGCATCCCGACCATGAAGAGGCCGAGTTGCGAGGGTAAAGAGGTCTCGTCCATCAATGACGGTCTTTGGACTGAAGGGTTTCTTGTTCCATAGGACAGCGGAAGTGATTGCTTCGTAGTCCTTGGCGATAAGAGCTTCATTAGCATCCTTGTAGGAATCAAGTCGGGCAATGAATAGTCGATCATGTGGAAACAAACTTGCACAGTCTTGTGCTGCCTGTTGTCCAGCATCATCATTATCAAAGAAGAGGATGATTGATTCAAACCCCATTAGCCACTTCAATTGATGTTGAAGAGACTTCTTAGCTCCTGCTGCTCCATTTGGGAGACTCACAACAGGCCAGGTCTGACGCAACTGGAACACGCTAAGGCAGTCCAGTTCCCCTTCGGTGATGACTATTTCCTTGCCACGTCCCCATAGCTGTTGGCCAAATAGGGTGTGGTCTTCGTTCTTACCTGTCCATCGAAAGTCCTTCTCTGCGTCCCTACTCTTAAAGGCGACCAGTTGGCCAGCTTGCGAGTAGTAAGGGAAGCGGAGAGTCTTGGAGTCGTGGTCATATCGAACGTTGAACTTCTTCAAGGTATCTTCCCTAAGGTTTCTACCCTTGAGAGGAACAAAGTCCCCGGTAAAGTTCATGAGAGAGGTGCGGGTTGTAATGATGGGTAGTGGTGTGTCGTCCCCATGTTCATAGTGGAGGCAAGAAAAGCAATGCCCGTGTCCGTCAGTATAACGAGCAAGGGCATCACTACTACCACAACTAGGACATGGTTCGTGCCTAAGAAACTCGCTCTCGGAGTGCATGTCGAACCGATTCAGCAGCGTTGGTCATTGAAGCATGATAAGCCATCCAATCTTCGAGCTCATCAATAATCAACTTGGCAATGTCATCAGGAGTTATGTCCTTTGTATGAACATAGTCCAGGCATTCAACAAGAGTGTCAGCAAAGTGCTCACCGAGTTGCTTAAGGATTTGTTCCTTAGTTGCCGTTGCAGTTAGGATCATCGAACCAATCAAGTGGAATAGCGTGTGCTGGTGCCCACAGAAACCCATGCTTCTCTGCCCACATTCCGTAGGTAGTCTTGCTGGTCTTTGTGAGCGTGTTGTGGGGCTGTTGGAAGACAAGTCGAATATCAAGATGAGGATGCTGCTTTTTAATGGCTAACATCTTCCTTCGATCTTCTGGCTTGAAGTAACCCTTGGCTTCCAAGATAACCCCGTTGGGCAAGATAAAGTCTGGTGTATAAACAGCAGACAACGTGTAGTTAAGCTTTAGAGTTTCATATTCAAACTGGTGCCCATTCAGTTCGAACCACCGCGCCAACTTCTCTTCGAGGCGGCTACGGTAAACAGTCATTAACGTACCCTAAGATCTTCTAACCAGTCCTCAAGGTTCTGGATCTGACGATCAATCTCATACCGTTTGGGTTCGGTATAATCATACATCAACAGCTCCTCCTCAAGGTCAGCAATCCGTTCAAGAATGGCGTACTTATCCATGATCAGAAGGGAACGTCGTCTTCATCGTAACCTACCGGGCCCTGGCCTGGATCTTCAGCAGGTTCAAAACTGGGGCTACCAGATTTAAAACCTTCTGTCTTACCAAAGAGCGCCGCCACGCTATCTTCATCAAGGCCGCCGCTATCAGAACCTCCCCCGCTAACCAGCTTGAGAATCTGTGCTCCTCGTACCTTG